TATGGCCAAGTTCATCAACAAGCAGTTGACAAAAAGCAAATAGCATATAAAATTGTTGTATGATCAAACCAATGGTGGATCACCTCATGGTCCAACAACAGATAAAGTCGCCACACAAGAAATGGAAACACATGGTGGGAGTCATGTGTCTTAATCTAACATACAGAAAACACGTCAAGATAGTGTTACCAAAGTTGTTCGCAAGGTATCCAAACCCTAAGGCATACCTACGTGGTAGATTGAGGACCCAACAGGAGATGTTGAAGCCTTTAGGCATGTGGGAAGTGAGGTCAAAAAGAATTAGAAAAATGACAGAGCAGTATTTAGAATGGAATGGCAAGGATGCCAGTGATCTACACGGCATTGGCAAGTACGGTTCTGACAGTTACCAGATATTCTTCTTGAACAACATTCCACCTAACGTGCAAGACAAAGAGTTGAAGAAATACATTGACAATTTGATAGGATAGTTTATAATAAGGATATGTTTGATAAAATAAAAGATGGAGATCTAGTTACTCTAAAATTGGCTTCGGGAGAAGAAGTCATAGCAAAATATCTCAGCAGGACCGACACACGATACATCAGTATTGAAAAGGCGCTTGTACTGATGCAAGGGCCACAGGGTCTGGCGTTTGGTACATTCTTCTCCACTGCTAAACAGGACGAACCATTCAACATTGCCATAGACAAGTTGATTTCTATAGCACACATCAATGACAAGATCGCAGAGGAATACAAGAGAGTGTTCTCCACGATCAAGACGCCTGAGAAACCAAAAATAATCACATAATGAAACTCTTTGACAAACACAACAAAAGTATAAGTGCCCTTGTGGACGTTTCCGAATCGATGCTTAACGCGATGCAGAAACACGGTGTTGATCCTGAGACTGTTTCAAACAGACCTGAATTCTCTGTGCTGATACACTTTCTGAAGAGTATCATAGACGGTGAGTTAAATATACCAAATGAACTGACGGAACGCATCAGAGATGCCGCGTTCCAGATGGATTTAGATCACAAGGTTAATAAGAAGTTGAACTGATGATCGAGAGGACTCAAAGACTTTCATCCCTCTATAAAAACTCTGCAAGTCATCAAATAGGAGAAAACGATGACTTACTACTCAACTAAAACATACGGACACAACATAGGATTGGCCTGCGTGTTCAGACAACCCAACGCAGATCATTCACACTGCCACCTACTGCATGGATACAGCCTGGCTTTCAGATTCACGTTCGGTTGCGATCAACTGGACAATAAGAACTGGGCGGTGGACTTTGGATCACTGAAGCCACTGAAGAAATGGTTGGAGGATCATTTCGATCACAAGACCGCAGTGGATATCAACGATCCACATCTAGACAAACTCAAGGAACTTGAGAAACACGATCTCGCGGAGATTGTGGAGTTCGACGGTGTTGGTGCTGAGATGTTTGCCAAACACGCTTTCGACTTCGCGGACAAACTGATCAGGGAGCAAACAAACAATAGGTGCTATGTGGTGGAAGTGGAATGTATGGAACACGGAGCCAACAGTGCCATCTACAGAAAATAACCAGTTATTGAAAAACTGCATAGAGATCACTCTCAACGACATATCCTACACAATTGATGTGTACGAAACGCCACTTGGTTTACGATGGATTGACGCTCTTGCGGATAATCTAAGAAACAAAAAAATTCTAGAAAAAAATTTCTGCTTTCTGGGATGGCCGTTGTCTAAGAGAAATTTGCTATTCCTCGTTGAGGAACTTAATAAAAGTATTGAAACAATCAACAACTTCAAATTTGAACCAGAGTATAAAAAAATAAACTTTTTTAAGGCAGATGACTTCCAGCATAGCGATAAACTTCCCATAGGAAAACTTAAGCCTGGTTTAAAGTTGAAGCATGAAGCATGTAATCTAGTGCATCGTTACTTCGAAGAACTTCAAGGCACATCATGGAAATTGTCTCCATACTACAAACAGGCAGATGTTCAAACGAAGTATGCAATCAGACAGTTGAACAACATATGCCACGAGATAGAAACATGGGTCATGTCATACAGGAAATATGTGTCAGATCCTGACTGGGTCAGACCTGCACAGATAACCACTTTTCTTAATGCTCCGAGGAAACCGTTGCTTGATGAGGACTTCGAGTGGTTCAAACAAAATCGATACAACAGGGAATTAGGAGGGGTCTACCTGCATTGGTCTCAAGTTGGCAAAACTCTTTACGAAGTGTATCGCGACGAAGGGGCACCAAAAATGACAGAAACACTTTGCTCAGAAGTCAATCATCAAAAGTTTTATTCTGGTGAATTTGACATAGAATGGGGTAGAGACATATGTGAAACAGATGCTCCATGGCATAGGGCAATGGTGAATGGATTAAAAAAATGGTTGGCAGAAAACGGCTTCGACTGGAATGACCCAAAACTCGCATTAGGCTACATAAAACTTGGACAAATTAATCTTGCAAGATCTTTTGGTGCGGGAAAATCATATCAAGACATACTACAAGTGATGTCAAAAAATCTTAACATCACAAAGATCAGGATAAACACAAAAAATGTTTCGGTCGAGTGTGATTATCCATACAGTCTAGAAGACGACGGCTGGAAACAGTTACAAATCAAAGGTTTACAAAAAGGTTATGAATCACATAGTCTGCGTTAAATGGGGGAACAAATATGTTTCTAAATATGCCAACGTGCTCAACAGCATGGTACGACGTAATACATCATTACCCTATCAGTTCCACTGTTTAACAGATGATCCAAACGGTTTAGACTCAGACATCAACGTGATCAAATTGCCCAACGATCCTTGGATAAAATCTTGGTGGAGCAAGTTGTGGATGTTTGCGCCCGAGATGCCATTGAAAGGTAATATCTTATTCTTTGACCTTGATGTGATCATATTCAACAACATAGATCCATTGTTGACGCACCCAGGCAAATTCAACATAATCAAGGACTTCAACAGGTGCAGAATCAAGGATTGGAAAATGAGTAACTCCAGTTGTATGCGTTGGGAGGCAGGCACAATGGACTACCTCTGGACCGAATTCAAGAATCGGTCAGCACAGATAATGCAACAAAATCATGGAGATCAGGATTGGATAACCAAACGTGCCGCCAAAGACATCACGTGGTTCCCAGATGAATGGATCAGGAGTTACAAATGGGAGATGATAGGGTTGAAAGACACAAAATTATTGACAAAAGACGGAAAGAAATTTTTCCGAACACCGCCCAAGGTGGAACCAGGTAACAGAGTGGCAGTGTTTCACGGATCACCAAACCCCATGGAGTGTGCAGACGAATGGGTAGTAGACAATTGGAAATAGATAAAGTATAATTTACTATGTCTTTGATGTTGGCAAAAAAAATAGCGTGGCACATTCTTGTATCAAAAGGATTGGATTTCAAACAATGCAGGCAGGCAGTGAAATCATTTTACAGCAAATCAAGGGCAATCAACGACGAATCAGTGGTGGACCATATCAAAAAGGCTCCTGATGTCTACAACATGATGATGGACAACAATCTTATAGCAAGGTTCCAAAATAATTTTACCAGTTGGATACAAAAAAATAAATTCAACACCTGTTCGGGATTGGAGTTATATGAGCCTGATATCAGTCAAGGTTCGACTCAATCCTTTGACAGTTTTTTCCTACGACATCCTGACAAAAAACACAAATTTTTCCTGGGAGAATACCTTTATCACATAGTGGTAAAAAAGAATTTAGGACAGAAATGGTCATTTATTGCTGATCACCGCGAACTGTCACAAGGCGATGCCCTGATATTGAGTGTTCCTTTCTGCGATACAGGAAACGCACCATCGCAACTACAACAAATTCTGACTCACTGCACCGAGCAACAGATACCTGTGCTTTTAGATCTGTCGTACTACACCATAAGTCATGGCATTGATATTGATTTGAATTTTGATTGCATAGACACTGTCGCCTTTAGTTTGAGCAAAACTTTTCCCGTGGCCCATGCCAGGATAGGCATGAGGTACACTAGAAGAAAATCAATGGACGGTCAGAAACTACACAGTAAAATCGACTACGATAACAGAATAAGTGCAGGAATAGGATTACATATCATACAAAAATTTCCTAGTGACTATGTTGTGGAGAAGTATCTTGATTTCTATCATAAGGTTGCGTCGAAACTTGGCCTTGATGCCAGCAAAACCATGATATTTGCCGATGGTTCGAGTGACTGGTCGTCGTACGGCAGGAAAGAATTACTGACGGCGTATGGACTAGAGGATGATTCAAAATTTTATAAGAACAGGATTTGTCTGACTGAACTGCTAGAAAATAAACAATTGTTAAGGGAGTTTATGAATGACTAGATTTGAGTTCCATTTCAAAAACATCAACAATGTCGGTGCGAAAGTTCCTCTTATAGAAATACGTATCAACGACAGCAACATATACAAAGGACAGGTGAAGGATCAAATAGTAGCGGAAGCAATGACTTCAGGAGAAAATAAATTAGAAATAGCGTTTGTCAATAAAAGCAATCGTGACACGATAGTAAACACGCAAGGTGATATAGTCAACGATTTGAATTTTGAATTGGATCGTCTGGTTATAGATAACATCGATATCGAACACTTGATATGGGACAGTCACTACCAACACGTTGGAGGCAAAATTGATGGCTGTCTGTTTTTTGGTCCTCCTGGATCGTTCATCCTCGAATTTGAGGCACCTGTTCTCAGATGGATACTCAAGACAAACCATGAAAAGAACAACAATGACCCAGAATGGGAAGAAGATTACAATTATTACACAGAAGCATGGAACAAGATTCACAAAAAATAAATGAGATAGCCTACGCACTAATGATAGCATCGGCCAGTAACGAGCTGGATATTCCAGGAGAATATATTTGGAACATACCTGAAAAAAATAACTTCGCAGAGATCAGAGCAAAATCCCGTAGTGTGTTCAGCAGTGGGAACAGTATAAAGGACAAACAGGTGTTGGAATTTATCCAGGATATAGATGCCGTGCAGTACCTCAAGGATCCGTGGATTTCAAAAAAATTCGAAGAATACTTCCATAAATGGGTATCTGCCTGCACCAGATTCAATTTCAAAGGTTTCGACGAGTTCAAGGAAGGATGTTTCGCACAAGGCTCTCAAGAATATTTTTTAAACTTTTATCTCAGGAACAGGACGAAAAGATTTAGGATACACCGTGGGGAATACTGGTGGCACATGGAGGTATGGAAAAATTTAGGGATGGAATGGAAATACATCGATGACGGAGACATCACCAGCAATGACGTGGTAATTGTTAGTACGCCATTTGCATTGACAGGCAAGATTCACAGGGATTTGGAACACACCATCACGCTCTGTGAAAAGCACAATGCAGAATTGATGTTGGACTTCATATATCTTCCCAATCTCACTTCGGAGAATTTTGAGATAGACCTAAACCATGAGTGTATCAAAACAATCAGTTTCAGTCTCAGTAAGACCTTTCCTGTGCAGAATGCCAAGATAGCAATTAGATTCAGCAGGAAAAAGATCAATGATCCTATGCAGATAAGCAACGACGAGAATGTGGCCAACAGACTGTCATGCGGGATAGGCCTCGAAGTCATGCAAAGGTTTGAAATAGATTACATGGCCAAAAAATACCATTCCCAACAAATACACTGGTGTAGTGTGCTTGGTCTGAACCCCACTGATGTCGTACACTTCGCCAGCGGTGCACCTTACACCAGATTCGGCAGGACGGCGGGACATGAATTCTTCAGTGAATTCAACGACCAGCACACAAGATACAACCTCGGACCATTGTTCGAAAATGCAAACTTCCTTAAAAAAGCAGGATACTATGAATAAAAGTTATGGCAGAGTAAAAGTAAAAAAGACACGTCCTGACATGAGCGACATACCTGATGACTGTGGTTACATGCAACGCTTTGAGTTCAACGTGGACATGAACTCCAACGGCATAATGGGTGAGTGCATAACATGGTGCCAGGTGAACTGCAAGGGCAAGTGGGGATGGTGGTTTGAACCAGCAGGAGAAATTGACAATCCCAAGAACCACTGGGAGCACCAGAACGCATACATGAGTTTTGAACGCAAAGTAGATGCCACCATGTTTTGGCTTTCAGTAGGAGCGGAACACACAGGCAAATAGGAATAATTATTAGTATGAAACCGTTTGACATCACAGACGCCGCAAAGGCTCAAATTGTAAATCTACTCGAGAAAAATTCTGACAAGTATGCAGTAAGCCTGGCAGTGCTTGGAGGTGGTTGTGCAGGATTCAAGTACGACTGGGGATTTGTTAATAAGGAAGACATTAAGGAAGGTGATCACGTGGAGGACTGGAACACAGGCAGATTCGTCGTGGATGAAACTTCTTTGATGTATGTCTTAGGAACCAAGATAGACTGGGTGGAAGAGACCTTTGGATCACAGTTCGAGATCTCAAATCCCAATTCGACCAGCGCCTGTGGTTGTGGAGAATCGTTTGGCATATAATGGATACTGCTTTCATAATAGGCAACGGTGAATCAAGAAATATTTTTCCAATAGAAAATTTGAAGGGACACGGAAGAATATATGGGTGTAACGCCATATACAGAGATCATCCAATGTTGTGCGACCACATAGTTGCGGTCAATCCTCTCATGTACGACGAACTTGCCAAGTGGCATAACAACGGCAAGGAATCTCCCTGTATCCATGGTCCAGATGACATCAGCGATTGGAACTACATTTGCGAAGGTGATGGAGAAATGGACATACCAAATGGTCTCAAGATATACAGGATATGGCGTGGTGGTGACATCAAGAAGGGCGGCAAGATCAAGACCAATGATTTCTCTAAGAACAGAGGTTCTGGTTGCAGTGCTGTCTTAATGGCCGCAGAGTCAGGAATCAAGAACATCGTGATAATGTCATTTGACATAATGGGTGCCCAGCAATGGGAGATGGACACGCCCAGCAGGATACAGAACAACATCTATAAAAATTCACCTAACTATCCTGACAGAACCAGCATGAAGGCATATCTCAAATACGAGTGGATGTATCAACTGAGGCAGATCTTCCGTAAGTTCCCCAAAACTAAATTCTATTTCATAAACCGTAAAGAATACCTGGAGGGGAACCCATTCCTGCGTTGGTACTTCGATCAACCAAATATAAAGTGTGGTATCTACGCAGATCTACAGAGATGGATAGATGGCCTAAAGGATGATATCAAGTGGAGAGACCTATAAGGTCTTTGTACTGCTGGCGTCCAGTTGATACACCCGACGCATCTTGACACCCACAGATTGGGCGAACTTCTTGGAATCACACTTGTTGCACACGTGCTTGTAGTCGTTTGAAGCACGGGCGGGATCCACCTTGGATTTGGGCCTCTGGAATGTTTCAGAACAGGAGTCGCACTTGAACACGTAGATCATGTTCCGCCTACGGTAGTTGTGCATGACCCCGTATTTGCTCTCCCTCTTGTGCAACTTGATGGTTTTGAGGGTTTCTACGAACATATTACTATTTAATAAATACGATTATCAGATTATGGCAAGAATTAACATAGACATAGGAACACTAGGAAACCCGGCCACAGGCGATACTTTACGTACCGCAATGACCAAAATTAACACCAACTTTGAGGAAGTTTATCAACTGGTCGGTGACGGTGACACGGGCCTATTGACCACAAGTGTCACTAATGGCGACATAAAAATACAACCTAATGGCACAGGAAACGTAGAGATAGACAGCCTACAGATTTCTGACGCAACAATCACGCCGTTAACAACCAACAGTGATTTGACCTTAGCAGTGAACGGAACGGGACAGGTGGTAGTGTCAGATGACAGGATTGTGATCAATACGTCCAAGACGGCTACTGCCATAGGAGCATCAGGAGATGTTGCAGGGTCGATATCTTGGGATGGTACAAATCTATATGTTTGCACGGCCAACTACGATGGATCAACTGCCATATGGAAAAAATTAATATTACAGGCGATTTAAGATGGCACAGGAATTAATCAACATAGGGGTAACCGCGGACGACGGAACGGGCGATACTATCAGAGGTGCGGGCATCAAGATCAACAACAACTTCACCGAAGTGTATGCCAGACCGCTTTTAACACTATCACAACTGTCATTCGACGGCAACGTGATCAGCGCCACACAATCCAACGCGGACATCGAGCTGGCCGGCAATGGCACCGGTAACGTACAGATCAGTGATCTCACGATAGATTCTGTCATCAACATATCAGACAACGAAATCAAGGTAAACGATTCAAATGCTGACCTTTTGATTACAGCCAATGGCACTGGATCGGTGTTGGTCTCCAGTGCGGACGTGAATAATGGCACAGTCGACAACACAGTGATAGGTGGTACGACTCCTCTCGCAGGCACTTATACTGCACTGACTGTCAACACATCAGCCGCCATGGATGGGGTCACCATAACTGACAACACAATCTCAACGAATTCGTCAAATGCCAATCTTGAAATTTTAGCAACTGGCACTGGCGCCGTGTCAATCAATGGCATCAAGTTCCCTACCAGTGACGGATCAGCCAACCAGGTACTACAGACGGACGGCAGTGGACAACTGAGTTATTTCACTTCACCCATACTGTTTGACAACTCAGATATCACAGATGGCACAGCCACCCTAAACGGTGACTCGTCAACACAGACAATAGACTCATTTGATGCATCCACTTTCAGGAGTGCCAAATATCACGTGCAGATCTCGGACACTACGGCAGATAGATACAAACTTGAGGAAGTAAATGTCACTCATGATGGTTCAACGGCATACATCAGCATAACTGGTGGTGCATCCAATGGCGCGGGCGACGGTTCATCCATATATGACTCAATGGACATTTCCGCAGACGTTTCAGGTGGAGACGTTAGGTTGCGAGGAACAGTAAATAACACTAACACACAGGTTGTAAAATTCGTGAGGAGAATATTGAAAATATAATGGCACAGATAACGCTTAACGTAGGATCAAACGCAAACGACGGCACAGGTGATACGCTGAGGACCGCGATGCAGAATGTGAACACCATGTTCACAGAAGTGTACGCATCAGATCTATTCAACGAAGGGATCACTATAAGCGGAAACAACATATCCGCAGACAGAACAAACGATGATCTTGTGTTGAGGCCCAGTGGAACAGGCACAGTGGCCATAGCGGATCTCACAGTGGATTCCAACATCAACATCACTGACAATGAAATCAAAACCACCTTATCAAACTCTGATCTAGTGCTTTCAGCGTCAGGCACAGGTAGTGTGATCATGGCCAAGGTAGACTTCAACGGTGGCACAATTGATAACGCCACTATAGGTGCTACAACTCCAGCCGCTGGAACTTTCACCACAATCACGGCCAATTCCTCCGCAATCATCGACGGGGTTACCATAACTGACAACACAATCTCAACAAATTTATCCAACTCCGATCTTGAACTTTCGACCAACGGTACAGGCACTGTTACAATCAACGGATTGTCGATGCCAACAACAGACGGATCCGCTAACCAACTTCTGAAAACCGATGGTTCAGGAAATCTTGGGTTTGCAACAGCAACGGCCACATTGAATCACTCAGATATCAACGACAACACCACAACGATTGCATCATCGGCCACAACAGAGGTAGATTCATTCAGTTCAGCGACTTACAGGAGTGCCAAGTATTTCATATCAATATCAGACACAACAAACAGCAGATTCGAGATTGTGGAGGCCACCCTTATACACGGACCAAGTGCGGATAGTACGATCGAAGCATACCTCACAGTGTTTGGTAGTACCACATCATACACCGATCCTCTATGCACATTCACGGCAGACATCGATGACGGTAATGTCAGATTGTTAGCAACGAACATATCAAGCGACAGCACAGTATTCAAATTCCAGAGAACACTGATAGACCTGTAATAATTACATTAGGTTTATAGAATCTACGATAAATATCCATAACAAAAGGAAATTGACACATGGCAAGACAGAATATCAATATTGGCTCAAGTGCAAATGACGGCACAGGTGATCCATTACGAACAGCATTTGACAAGATAAACGACAACTTCATAGAATTATACGGCACCGACGGTGACTCGAACACCTTGGCCGGTAACCTGGACATAAACGGGCACAACATCATATCATCAAGATCAAACGAGGACATCAGAATCTTACCAGCAGGAACTGGCGGGGTCGTCGCTTCCGCAGTGAGGATAGCAGGCACAACCATCAGCTCAGATGACTCAACACAGATTACCATATCGGAGAATGTGCAGACAACAGGCACACTGAATGTTTCAGGAGCGGCCACCATAGGTGGTGCGGCCACATTGAGCACGTCATTAGCACTGGCATCTGGAGCCACTGTGACAGCAATACTGGACGAGGACGCCATGGGATCAGACTCTGCCACTGCACTGGCAACACAGCAGTCTATCAAGGCGTACGTTGATTCGCAAGTCACTGCCCAAGATCTAGATTTTGCTACCGATGATTCGACTGCTCTTTCGATAGATCTTGATTCAGAGTCATTGCAGTTTTCAGGAGGAACAGGGATATCAACTTCAGGGAGTGGAAACACTGTGACAATAGCAGTAGACACAGGAACAGTTGTCACTCTCACTGATTCACAGACACTTACAAATAAAGTACTAACCTCGCCCACGATAAGTTCACCAACAATAAACGGTGTAACGACCACAACATCTTTGACTACAAATGATATTACCACAAACGGATCAAACGCTAACCTCACATTGAATCCACAGGGTACCGGTACCATAGAGTTGGGAGCAAACACAAATATTACAGGTACGGCATCAGTTTCTAGCACTTTGACTACCGCTGACATTACAACGACCGGAAGTCACACTATCAGTGCCAACAGTACCGTGGCAGGAACACTTACTGTCCAAGGTTCGATCAATGCTGACACGATAGTTTCTAACTCCAACGGCGACATAACAATAGATCCTGCAGGCACGGGAGCGATTGTGCTGACAGGTCCAATCACCGCGACTGGAACACAGACGACGACAGGTCAGATGAACGTGGATAATCTGAGATTAGACGGAAACACATTATCTGCCACGTCAGGCGGTATAACAATATCACCAGCAAACAGTCAGAACGTGACAATCAGTGGAACAGACGTGAAACTTATTGGCGCAGAGGCCAACTTCACGCTGATGGAGGCCACCACTGTAAGGGCAGACACCATTGAGAATGATACGTCAGATGGTGACATCTCTATCAGCACACAGGGTACTGGAGTTGTGGATCTTAACACGGCCACACAATCAACTGTGGGATCGGCGGGAGGTGCATCGGCACTGCCGGGCACACCGACTGGCTACATCAAGATCAAGATCGCGGGAACAATGAGAGTTATTCCGTTTTACGACGAATCTTAATAGCCAATAACACATCCTTAAGAAGGGACAATGAGGAAACACAGGAACG